CTAATCTTACCGAATGTAGTAATGTCAGGTGTGCCAACCATATCTGTAACTTCAATATAGTTATTGTGTGTTACCTCTGTAAGCTTATCTGAAACAACTTCAGAAGTTCTAGCTCTATCAAAGTGTGCATTAGTAGTCGCTAATTTTGATATTTCATAACCTCTTACATAAGCTTTAGAAGGCTCAATTGCAAGAGTTAATTTAGTAGCATCAGGACTTGATGCTTGATGTGTTTTAACAAGAGCTTTAAATGGATTTACATAGTAATTACCTGATTCGTCAAATGTTCTACGAGCTAGTTCATCTTGTAGAAGATTGTAATCAGCTGTTCGTGCATTCTTTGTTATAATACCAGCTTCTAATCGAGCAATAAGAACAAAATTACCTGTATTTGCATTAACTGCTTGAGTACTTAGCGTAGCTGTAATAGAATATCTATGTGCACCAGGAGCTGATGCATTAGGAGTACCTGTAGCATTATCATTTAATGATGAATCAGTACCTGAACTGACAAGGGATTCAGTGACAAGTAATCCAATATCAAATGATACGTTTGATGTATACTTAGATAATATGATTGTCTTAGCTTTGGCTGTAACAAAATGTTTTTTAATATAATAGATACCATCTTCAAGAGATACAATTGAACCAAATCCTGTAGGCGTATTTGCATTGGCATCATTAGAATTAGCAACAGTAGCCGTCTTACTTCCTGTAGCTGTTAATGAAGCATTATTAGCGAATACAGCACCAGATATATATTGTACCCATATTGTTATAGAGTCATCACCAGAAGCTAAAGCCGCATGAATAACACGAGCAATATTAGTTCCATCACTATATTCAGTACCAACAATGTCTGCAACTGCACTTGTGTTACATGCTGATAGTCTTACATAGTCAATTTTATTATGGAGATGAACTGCACCAGGGACAACAACCGAACCATCCTTAAACATGTGAGAACCGTGAGATGATATTTGATGTTGTAATGATGTTTGTAACTGAGTTAACTCTCTTGCTTGTACAGCCTTACCAGGTCTAAATAATATCTTTTGATATTGTTCTTTAGGACTTAAAGTGTTGCCCGATGCAACCGACTCAAAATCGTCCCAATATGGTTCTACGTTAAATTGAATTGCCATGTGTCTTTCCTATTAAAATGCGATTACTAATCTTACTGTTTCTACCTGATCTGTTGCTCTCGTGGTTGCTGTTTTATTCTCTATAAACATAACATCGCCTGAATGATGGTTAATTAAAGGCTCAGCTTGTGCTGTAACATCTGTACCTGCACCAGCTGTACCATCTACACGAACATTATCTGTTGCATGATTAAATGTACCAAATCCAGTAGCTTCGTTTTGAATATATGATATTACACCACCAGCATGTTCAACCACTAGACCTTTAGCACCTGTTGCAGTACCTTCAATAATTTGGTCTACGGTAAATGCATTTCCAGCTACTGTTAATTTCTTACATGTATTATATGCTGCAGCTTCTGCAACTTGAGCAATAGTACCTGAACCACTACTTGTAGTAGCAATAGATTTAAACACTGCTCCAATCGTATTATCTGATGCACCAGCTGTTGTCCAATGTGCTGCTGTAGATGTACCTAATGTTAATATTTTATAAAAGTTACCAACCACCATAGAACCTGAAGCCGAAAGTGTTGCTGAATCATTAGCTTCTTCAATTGGATTTTTAATGATAGCTATTTGTCTAAAGTCATTTGCATCAATTATACTACCAGATTCATCACCAGTAAATGCTTTATTAACAGTCACATAATGTGAACGTAAATCATTTGTAGGGTCATATCCGAATCCACCAGCTGGACCAATAACTGGTCTTAATGCACCACCAGAACCACCGCTTGTGCTTACCGCAACAGTTGCGTGAGTATAACCTGTACCAGGAGCTGTTATTGTAATACCTGTAATAACACCTGATGTAAGAGTTGCCGTAGCAGTAGCGCCTGTACCGTTACCTGCAATAGTAAGTGTAGGGGTACTTGTATAACCTGTACCACCCGCCGTGATTTTTAAATTATAAATTGCACCATCAATAGCATTACTTTGTACACTCCATTGATTAACTAATGCTGTATCAGAACCTCCTGCTGGAGTTGATTTTATTCTCCTAACTGGGATAAAAGAAGATGTTAAGAATTTTGATACGTCAGCTGTAGGAACAGTGAACATATATTTCCATACGTAACCATCTGCACCTGTAGCATGTACACCACTAGTTTGTACACCTATTACATCTGGGTTTACTGTACTCGTTGCACCACCCGCCTTAAGACACATATATACGTTATTGTTATCTGTAATAACAAAGTATACTTTACTTTCTATATTAGTATCTTGGTCATCATATTCTACATAAGTTGTACCAGAAACCCATAAATTTCTTGGTGAACTATGAATAATATCTGTAGCATCTACTCTCTTCATGGCGACCATATTTTCCCATAAAGTATTATTAGTGTAATCATTCTCATATGGAGTTGTTGGAGAGGTATCATCTGCCCAAGCATTCGGCCTTCCCAGTGCCATATAAAATTGGTTATCTGAAAGACTAGCTACAAACTTATTTGTCGTATCTAATCTAAATTTGCTGGTTATTATTGCTGCCATGTCTTTTCCTCTATTATGTTATGACGAGTGAACTTGCTCCACCCAATCCGAATTGTAAACCTATATTGTTATTTATACTATCTTGAAGTGTATAATGAGCAAAATCTGAATTTGGGCCTAAATATCTGAACTTCATATTGTCCCAATGATTCTGCATACCTATTTTCTTCTTCTCTGAACTACCATTTGCAAAATATGTCCATGTTTTCTCTGTGTAACTTCCAACTTCGTGGAATGAAACTGGACCAATTTGAAGTTGTGCTAAGTTTAAGTTTATAAAACCTGCAGGAAGTAACCAACCAGGTTGTGCTTCATTATTCATTGAAGCAAGTAGTTTAATAAATATTTGAACCTCACCAAAGAATATAAATCCAGCTGGATGAATTAATCTTGTAAATGCATTCTTCCAATCTGCAATATTCTTACCAGTCTTTAGAACATATGAAAACTTTTGCCAATAGTAAGAATCTTGTAAAAACTTCTTATCTGATAAGAAACCATTTGCTGATGTAAATAAACCCTTAGGATATGTTTTAACCACATCTCCATTTGATAATGCACTTGTAAATGTTAATCTATATTTTATTGTTGTATCTGAATATACATCTTCTGTATAGTCTGTACCTGGAGTCTTATATACATCGTTAACAAATACTATATCATCGTCAAAAACTGCTACATTGCCTGCATCATTATTTCCACTTACAACAGTAGGTGTTCCACTAATTGTAAATATATTCCAAGGTGTATAGTTAGATTGATTCGCTATAATATCAGCTGATTGGTCTGTCCAATCACCATCAGATGGATTTAATAAATCTATAAATGGAAAATATGTTTCAACCTCATCATCATAGATCATTCTAAAGAATGATGTAATAGATTCTGGTGTACCTCTACTTCTATAAAACTCAATAAGATGCTTATAAAACATTCTTGGTTCTGTAGCAAAGTCTCTTGGTACCGCAACACCAATTTCATTTTGGAGTTCTGTAAGAAGATGTTCCTCTACAAAATCAATATCTCTTTGAATATCAAGTGAGTTTAAATAAAACCCAGAGTTATTTTCACGTTCTAAATAAAGAGCATATACCTTAATGAATGCAACAAGATCTGGATACGCACCTTGTATATGGTCAGGTATTAAATCATCTACATATGATGATATATTATATTTACCTAAACCACTTGCCATTAGCTACTCACCGTTGTATAATCGATACCAGCAGTTGTACCACCAGTAGCCATTGTATCTATCTCACCTGATATAATTGCAGTTGAGGTATTAATTGTTAGTAATTCATTTCTTGTAGGGGATACGTCAGTAGATGCCGGCTTAACCGTAACATCGATTGTAGTTGAACCTGTAGGAAGTGCTGTAGGATTAAAGCTAGTTAACGTTACTGTACCAGTACTTTCATTTACTGAACCAGCATTTGTATCATATATTAAACCACTCACATCAACAATTTGAATAATTCTGCTTTCAGTTAAAGTATCATAGTAATCTTTAAGCATACATTGTACACCACTATATGTAAACATTGTTGATGTCACATAAGAACCAGTTGTACCTGAAGTAGCATCTAAATCTGTAAGAGCTTGATTAAATTTAAGTGAATATGCTGTTGCTGTACCAAGTGCTGGTATGATTTTCTTTGTCATTTTAACACGAGTAACATTAGATAGTATAGCAATATTAGTAGCATCTATTTTCTGAACAACATTACTTGCTCTAAATACTCCACCAAATCCTTTTAATATATCTGTATTATATGCCACAAGTGTACTCCTTATTGAAGTTGAAAGCCCACTCGCTGTAACTGTTGCAAGGTTTGGATTATATTTGAAAAATACTTCTAAGTCTATATACGTATAATCAGGGTCAACAAGAACCGGAGTAATAGATACAACATTTTTAGGTTTAAGAATATTTGTTATAATTGTTTCTTTTTGAGCAGCAGTTAATACATTAGCTGACAAAGGTTTAATACTTACATAAACCTTACCATAATCAGGCGTGGTATGATCTTCACCACCCCATACATTAACAGCTTCAATATCAGCAAATTCGTTTTGCAGAATAGATTTATAATCATCTGGTGTTACTGCACGGTTTTGAGATACGTGGGCGAGAGGTGCATTAAATTTAATAGCTTCTTTAGTTTCTCTTGGCGCGCCACCAGTAGCTTTAGTCACAAGAGTTATTGTCTCATCGGTATTATTATTAAGTGAACCTGTCATTGTGAATACCGTAGTACCATTAACATTTGCGCCAGAAGAAATATAAGAATATTCAATCATAACAGTATTTCCATTTCCAGGTTTCCTACCAATTATATTATCACCAAATTTAATTTCAAAATAACCATCTCGGCTTTCTTCTAAAAAGAATACTTCACTTAAGCCAGTTAAATTTACTACATTTTTATTTAAAGTATAAACTTTAGCTGCTGATGTTGAATTTGAATCGGTAACTGTTACCTTAATTGATGCTGTATTTACATTAGCTACAGGAATTAGGTATTGTTCAAATGTATTATCTTGGAATGTATATGTTATACTTCCCAATGTGCCTTGTTCAATTCCAATATTAGAAAATAGCCAACCATTAGTTGAATCAAAGGTTATTACAGTTGTGGCTGAAGCAAACATCGGATATGTAACACCATCAATAACGGTTTGGAATGTAGTACCTCTGTCCATAGTTAATGGAAGTGGGTCATTATTTGAATCATGATTCCATAAAGGTGTAGCTGTAGTATCATAATTCATTTTAACATCTACAAAAGCGACTGAAGGAGCAATAGATCTTGGTACATAACCTAATAACTTCGCATGAGATACAACTGAAGTTCGTAGTTGGGCTGTGTCAAGGAATGTTTCATTCAATGCGAAGTTTGCATTCATTGAATTGATATGGGTTATATATGCTAGGACATCAATAATGGTTGCCATCGCAGAACCATCATAGTTGTAATCGTTGAAGGTCGTATCTGTGTCAACCATATATGCAATTATATTTGTCTTTATCTGGTCAAAATCTAATTGACTTGCTGTAATTCTACGTTCTATTGCCATTATCGTAATCTCTCTATTGTGGTAGATACATCTATTATTTCATTAGTTGATCTAACTCTACCGGTTACTGTGATATATACGTCATTATCCTCTTCTGTTGTATGAACATTTGTATTTAATATTTCTATTCTTGGTTCGTAATTAGATAGTGCAACATTAATAGATGTTGCCATATTTGCTGCTGTTATTCGAGTCATATTTTCAAATAAGTATGCTCTTAAGTTTGCACCGAATTCCCATTGAAAAGGTCTCTCTCCGTGATTAGTTCGAAGTATATTAAGACAGCTTTGTATTACTGCATTATTATTCTTCTTTATTCCAACGTCATTGGTATTAGGATTTTGCTTAAAAGTAAAATCTAAATCTTTGTACGTTACTTGTCGTGCTATCTGTGCCATATATTCTATTTATACATTATTCTTCTGGAACTGGAACTGATATTTCAGCTTGAGTATTTCCATCACTATCATTACCTTGTGTATGAATATGAGTATTCAAATTAATTGCATCTGACCCACCTGAAACTGATGCTACTGAATCAGTATTAGTTCTTAATGTATGAGTAACATCTACATTACCACTTAATGTAATTTTCTTACCTGATGGTCCCCATGCCCCAGACACAGTTGTAGATTCTACTTGAGTAGGAACTTTTAATATCATATTATCATTACTTGTTATATTAGCTGTCCCAGTAATATCTGCTGTTAAGTTACCACTAACTGTTGATGTCGAATTACCAGTAATTGTTGATGTCATATTGCCACCAACTTGTGCGTTAAGGTCTTTAGATACAGCCAAATCACAATGACCACTTACAATAATTCGAACATTGCCAGTAACCTCAACTGTATCATGACCTGCTACTAAACAATAGTTATCTGATACAATCCTTTGAACCTTTGAGCCATTAGGTTGAATCTCATATTGAGTACCACTCTTATGTCTCTCCATGATACGTTCTGCACCAGGAGTATCATCATATTCTTTAACATGACCACTCTCTGTTGCATACACATTATTATATGGATATACTGGTCCATAAGAACTTCCTGGTTCATATGTACCAAGAGGTTCATCTGCATGTGGGTTTGCTTCGCCTCTAACTCTTACATTATTATCTTTCGCACCATCTGTCTTAGTAGGAAGAGTTCCAGTTACAATAAATTCTTGTAAGGTTATATCTAAAGCAACACATGAAACTAATGTACCAACCTGTAAATTTATACTTGCACCATGACCAAGTTGTGCAGGACTATTTGTAGAAGTTAAACACTTTGACCATCCAAGTTCTTTTGTTTCTATATTATCGTGAAGACTATATACTTTTACCTTAACTCTTCCAAGTTTTTCTGGGTCATTAATATCTACTACTGTTCCAAATTGCATTATAGCATCTCTCTAATTAGTGTCATATTTTGATTATATTCAAATGAATTATCATCATTACGTTGAAACATATGATTAATATCAGCAATTATATAAGCACCATCCGCTTTTGATTTTGATTTATCACCCCTACCTTGGAAAACTCTTATAGAATGTCCAGCTCCAATATATGGTATTGGTGTTATATCACCAACATTTAATTTTGTATTTTGTGCTCTTGCTCTCTGGTTATCTGCTGCTACATTAATAGGATCATTTTTAGTTGAAAATAATGATTGCTGTTGATAACTTTGACCAACTGCACCAGGAATAATATTATCATATAATTTATCTGATATTTTGTGTGTTGTTATTTCATTAGCTGTTATTTGTATAGGTTTATTTTTTGTAACTTTAGTTTCATCTAAATTTATATGATGAATCGTATTTCCCCATTGACCTGCTGCTACTTTACCAGTTAAATCTGCTTTATACTCTTTAATTATAAATTTATTAGATGTTCCTACATTAGCCATATCATGAGGGTTTCCACTAATATTTTTCTGAGTTGGTATTGGATTGCTAAGGGTTACTTCTTTATTATTTGGATCAACCATAAAATCTTCAGACATATATTTAAGAGAGGCAAATCGTGTAACTCCCCATTCCCAAATTCTTTGATATAAATAAAATCCTGAATGATAAGCATCTATCGCACTTTTTACTACATTGTTTATAGCATATACTGCAAAAATATTTGGTACAATATATTTACCTTTAGTTACTGCATTGCCATCTATTTTTAGACCAGAACCTATTCCAGTATTTTCTTTCCATAATTTTTTAAGAATATCATTACTTGTTCCTGAATATACATTATTAACTTTAGTAATTCTTAAACCTTGTTCTACAGGAGAAATTAAATTTATATTATATTCTTTTTGGGTTTTTTCTATTACCACATCACCAATACCATCCATAGCAAAATGATTAGTACATTCGGCTTCCATATAGTAAAAGGTAACTTGAACATTTGTTAAGTCATCTCTTTGACCAAGTACTGAATCATAGAAATTAGTACCATCAAGGATATGAAGAGTTCCTCTTGCATATCCCTCTATACTTTCATATAGTGTCATGCTCATAACTAAATCGCTAATATCAGTAACCCCAGCGATAACCTTTAATTTATCTGCTCGCATTATACACCCATTGCAGCTATAAACTGGGCAGCAATAGTTGATATATGTTCAGGCTTAATGACTTTTAAATTTCTATTTTGTTCAATTACAGCCGACTCATAATCGATATATGTATAAGGGAGTGTTCCAGCAGCACGTCTCATTACCCGCTCACCAGTTGAAGCATCTGTATGATGATGTGGTGCATAAGCCTGTGACTTAATAAAATTACATGCTACATTATCTTGAGAATCTATACCACTTATTGTCTCACCAGATTCAGCAAATGTACCTGTAGTTTTTTCTATAACAACATAACCCATGTTAACATGTATCTCTTTAATTTTACCAGTTGCATTTGATATAGAACCAACAACAGTTTCACCAAGTATGAATTTATTATTTAAGTCATCAATAGTATCGCCTGCAAGGTATTGGTATTTATTTGTACAATAATCTATTAATTGAGCAGATGACATTGGCCAGTCATCCCATATATTTTTTATTTGTGGATTAAGTAATAAAAATGTCCAATGGTAGACTTCAGTATTATACAATCTTTTAGATAAATGATCTGGTCTTTCACCATCTATAACTTCTATCGTTTGATAATAACCAGCATTACTAAGCATAGCATCTGAAACTTTTGCTCTAGCTGTTAGATTTTTTAATAAGTCAAAAGTGCCTGAACCATCTACATCTATTGCTACATTACTTATATTTGCAAAATACATTAGTATCCATCCCTTACGTCTTCTTTATATATTGGTACAATTTCTTTAAGTGTTACAGATAAATCTACTTCAACTGGTGCATTATTATTATCTCTAAAAAAAGATGCAGCATTTGGATTATATGAAACAGTGGTAGATTCAATAACAGTAGGAGGTAATTGTATCATATCTCCAGCACCATGAAATGATGTAACAACATGGTCTGGCACTGATAACCTTAGGTTATCTAATCTTTCTGCATGAGCTGCTGTTCTAAAATGTTTAATAATTTCTCTGCATTGTCTTGATTCTTCTATGCTATCAGGTAAGAATTTCCAAGTAAAGGTAAAGTTTCTCATGCCGGTTGATTTATATGCCATATATTCATGGGGATTAAATAACTTTCCTATATGTCTTTGTGTTTCAGGACCTAATATAGTACCAAGGCCCATACCTGCAATACCAGCTATAGCAAGATGACCAGGACCTGACATGAAAGTTGCCCATGCTGCTTGAAGCTTATTTAAATCTTTAGGATCTGGTTTGTCTCTGCCTTTAGTTAAAAGAAACTTTCCAAGAACCGAAGTTGCTGCCACGCCCAACGCCAGTAGAGTTTCATCTGTAAAAGTTGTTGCAGTCCAAAATTCATCGTTCGGATTTATACTTAGAGCACTCACACTAGCAGCCGCTTTTCTTGTCTCTTCATTATATACTACAGTGTCATTTATTGCAATATCTGTAGGCATATATAAAGCAATTGAACCATTATATAGTCTTCTAGCTCTACTAAAGACATTTGGATCTTTTTTAACTGCATCCATCATTGGTACTATATGAGTGTCCATGTGTTCACTTGTTCCTGTTGCTTCATTAAAATCTCCGTATATCTCTGGAGTTAATGCTAAATCTCTTCTTCTTTCTAGTTTATACCAATTCCTACCAAAATTCCAATGAGCATCCTTATATTCTTCCCAATGAGCAGAAGTCATTACCTGTAAAAATTCAAAGAAAATAAATGGTTCATATGATTGTTTATTAATTTCATCCAATCTTTTTTTGGCAAATTCACTAGAATCATGAGAATTATAATTAATTGTAGATTTTACATCTTCTCCAACATCTTGTGGATATTTAAAACTTACTGGAGCTTCTACCTGATGATAATACCCTAATTTTTTGGATGATAATTGCTGATGAATATCAGCCATCCAATTACTAGTTCTATCAACATCATTTGCAAATTGGTCTTGAACTGTGTCTTGTCGGTCGCCTGCCATTATAGTTCCTTGGTTTGTATATTACTTATTTATACGTTTCTTTATAAATACTTACATGAAAAAGACATATTCTGGTAAATGGAAGCCAAAGCATCCTGAGAAATATAATGGCAATATTGATATGATACATTATAGATCTCTATGGGAGAGAAATGCATTTAGATATTTAGACAAAGCATCATGGGTTAAGTGGTGGCAATCTGAAGAAACGGTCATACCTTATATATGCTCGACCGACCGTAAGGCCCATAGATACTTTGTGGACCTTACCATACGAACAGATACAGGTCGTACTCTTATTGTCGAGATAAAGCCAAGTGGACAAACCGTGCCACCTAAAAGAAAAAAACTAAACGAAGCATTGACCTATATGAAGAACACTTCTAAGTGGAAGTATGCTAAGAAATATGCAGATGACAGAGGTTATGAATTTCAAATATGGACTGAGAAAGAACTTGAGGCTATGGGTATACGTACAATGACTATGGGGTTCAAAGCATCCAAAACAAAAACAGGTCGTAGAATATGGAAGTCTCTTAAGAAAAGAGTATAAATATAAGTATGGCTAGTTTATTTGACCAATTAGAATCAGAAGCATTTCGTAAAGGTATAACCGCGAGATCTAAAGAAGCTTCTGTATGGTTTGCAAAGAAAGCTAAAGAGCTTGGACCGGTAGGTAAAAAGGTTCTTAGTGATAGTAGATTAGGAGATGGGTCTGATACTAAATCTGGTGATATGGTAATGTATATCTATGACCCTAAGCTTAAGGCAACTTTACCATACTATGATACATTCCCTTTAACGATTGTTGTTGGTCCAGCTAAAGATGGTTTTTATGGTATTAACCTGCATTATTTACCACCTAATATTCGTGCAATATTCTTAGACAAATTAGGAGATGTTATATCTAATAAGAAGTTTAATGCAACAACCAAATTTAGGATTACATATAATTTATTAAAAGCCACAAAAAATTATAAATACTTTAAGCCATGTTTCAAACATTATTTAACAAAGCATGTATCTTCAAAGATAGCTAAGGTAAATGCTGCGGAATGGAACATAGCAATATTTTTACAAACAGCCAAATTTAAGAAAGCCAGTGAAGGCAAAGTTTGGGCAGATTCAAGGACTAAATATTAATGGCATATACACAAAACATTGATAGTATGAAAGCACTAATCGGTAAACGTGGTGGTTTAGCACGCGGTAATAGATTTGGTGTACAAATTCATCATCCAGCTACTAATCAAATTGTTAATCGAATTACTAAACTAAAAAGTCTTTATAGCGAAATTCCAAGTGAATATTTTGATACGTTACAAGAAGGAAATGATGTATATATGTTATGTTCAGCTGTGACACTTCCAGGTAAACGTATATCTACAATGGAAGCAAAACATAATCATAACTTATCTAAGAAACCTTATTCAATGGCTACAGATGAAGT